AAGGAAGTTGCAATTATTGAGACAGAAACTCAAGAATGGTGCCAAAAATCGATTGGCCTTGTTCCTTAATTACACCAATCCTGCTTACGACCGCCAATGGTTCCACACGTTGATTGCTGATAAGTGCCAGCAACTGTTCAATGGTGATATCCAAAGGCTGATGATATTCATTGGTCCTCAACATGGAAAGTCGGAAGTTGTATCCAGGCGCTTTCCTGCGTGGGTGTTTGGGCAGAATCCAAAATACAAGATTGCCGGATGTTCCTACAGTTCAGACTTGGCAGAAGGATTTTCGAGATCAATTCAACTTACAATGGACAGTCCTGAGTATTTGTCATTGTTTCCTGGCAGTGCATTGCCTCAACGAGGTGGAGGTGGTCTGATACGAAACGTTGATTTCTTCAATACTCAGGCGGGTGGTTTCTATAAGGCTGTAGGTGTCACCGGAGGTCTTACTGGTACTCCTGTTGACCTTGCTATTATTGATGACCCAGTGAAGGACAAAATAGAAGCATATTCTCAACAGTATCGTGATAGAGTTTGGGATTGGTACACTGACGTCCTTCTGACGCGTCTGCACAATGACAGTAAGCAGTTGCTTATTATGACGAGGTGGCATCCTGATGATTTGGCAGGTAGGATACTGAATAAGGAACCGAATAAGTGGACGATAGTTTGTCTTCCTGCGATAAAGGAAGAGGATGGAAATCCGGACGATCCGCGTGAGGTAGGAGACGCATTGTGGCCACAAAGACATAGTCTCGAAAGACTGAAAGATATGGAGCAACGTTCTCCGAGAACATTTGCCGCATTGTATCAGCAACATCCGTCTGTTCAAGGTGGTAATATCTGGCTGAGGGATTGGTTTAGGGTAATCAGTCAAACTACATTCGCTTCCATCAAGGGTAGAGAGAATACGATACATTTCTTCATAGATACGGCGTATACAAAGAACACAGGGAATGACCCAACGGGTATACTCGCTGCCTGCCGGATAGGAAATAATATGTATATACTGGATGCTATCAGTGTTTATAAGAACTTTCCTGAACTTATCCGTTTCGTGCCTGACTATGTTATGGCCAATGGATACACGGAACGGTCGACCATTAGGATAGAACCTAAGGCCAATGGAATATCTGTTGTGGATCAACTTCTCGAGGAGACGAATTTGAACGTTGTTCAGACTCCACCTCCAACAGACAACAAGGAAGTTCGTGCCAATGCCAATAGTGCGAAAGTTGAGTGTGGTCGCGTGTATATCGTAGAGGGTGCATGGAACGAAGCTTACCTGTTCCAGGTATCCCAGTTCCCTGCTGTGGCACATGACGAATTTGTGGATATTACCAATTATGCGATTGACTACTTGATAAACGATAATATAGAAATTCCGGACAATATCGAGGATATATTGAACCCGGGCATTTAACATGAAAGGATACCAATATGGGACTATTAACTGTTGTTTCAAACGAAGTGAAAGCTGCTGTGGGTTATCAGCAGGATTTCGAACAGCTCTTGGATAACAATGATGTGACCAGGGCTCTTACATTTATGCATAATCATTCAGCCATGGCAGCTGATAATCTGACCAAGTATCAGATATCGACACATGATGTAATGAAACGTGCTGACCGTCCAGTGTACGACAAGAAAGGCAATTTCCTACGATGGACTAAACGGTGGAAAATTCCGGTGTCTTGGCAAGAGTACATCAACGAGGTTGCCCTTGTCTTCCTTTATGGCCGTCCCGTGAAATGGAGTCAGGGGTCTGAAGGTACGGATGAAGCCTATGAGTTCTTCGTGAATCAAATGAAGAAGATTCGCTTTGATTCGACAGTGAGGGAAGCAAAACGAATTGCCGGAGCAGAGGGTATAAGTGCTATCTTGTATCATGTCTATCAGAAGGAGGGTGTGCCGACTTTACTTCTAAAGACCTTGAGTAAGAAAGATGGTGATGATATCTATACAATCAAGGACCAGTATGGACGTATCACATCATTTGCATGGGGATATACTTTGACTGAAAGCGGTAACAAGTCAATCGAGCATATAGATATCTATACCAAAGACAGAGAGTATCGTTGTAAGCGTGGAAATCATGGATGGGAGGTTATTGCCAAGGAAAATGTAATCGGCAAGATACCTATTCTCATCTTTGAACAGACCCCTGAGGCTGAGTCTGTCAATTCGATGTGTGACAGGTATGAGAATCTGAGTAGTGTTGATGCTGACGTGAACGATAGGTTCAGTAATCCTGCCATGGTTGCAACTGCCGAAGTTCTGAATAATCTGCCAAAACAGGAGGAGGAAGCCAAACTCTACATCCTAAAGAATGGAGGTAAGATTGAGTATCTAACCTGGAATCAGGCAAGCCAAAGTAAGCAGGATGAATATATCCGCTTGGAGAAAAATATTCTGTCAAAGTCGTTTACTCCGGATATAAGTTTTGAGAATATGAAAGGTCTTGGGACCATGAGTGCCAAAGCCATGCAGAAAGTATTTCTGTTGGCAACCATAAAGGCAGAGAGGAGGAAAGAAACTCATGATGAGTACATGAATCGACATGCAAGTCTGATGAAGGCTATTATGGGTAATGTCCTTGACTACCGAAATAAGGCTAAGTATGAGGCTCTTATTCTTGACCATGAGTTTCAATCTCCATTCGGGGAGGATGCCTCCGAACAGTTAGGCGATGTGCTCAAACAGCATGGCGCAGGAGCGTTGAGTTTACAGACTACACTTGAACTGAGTTACCTTGTCAAGAATGCTCAGAAAGAGTATGAGCAAATACAGCAGGAGAATGCGGAGGCATTCGAACAGCAACAAGAACTACTCAAGGTTCAAGGTGTTCAGGATGCGTTTGGGAGTGCAGAGTAATAGATGAGTCCTATCCTACATACGAACAAAATCGTGCTCTACATGATATGGAACACGGAGTCCCAGAGTTTTGATTCGGCGGATTCCTTTTTCGATATTGAGGATGCACAGACTGAATGCGAATTGAGGAACCACAGTATTCAGGATGTAGAATGCTTTGAGGATGGGACCATTGAGTATGTGGATAATCTGCCTGATGTGTTTGAAGTCAGGAAAGTTACGGTAGAGAAAATAAAAGGATTGTAGATGGCGAAGAAAATAGACCATGATAAGTTCCAAAAAGAACTATTCAATCGGATAGAAGGATATGCGGCCAATATCCGGGCACTTTATTCGACTGCCTTCAATGAAATTATCCGTGTCGTTAAAAATACTGAATTGGAGGACGATAAACCATTCAACTTTGCCGATTATGGATATACCGAGGACGTTCAGCCTATACTCAGGCGTTTGTACAGCCAAGTATATCAAACTGTCCGTGGTGGAGTAGAGAAAGAGTGGCTCAAAAGTAATGAACATACAGATGAGTTGGTGAAATCTTTATTCGGTCCAAAGTCGATAGAAGATAGTCATTTTGCAAAGTATTTCCAGCGGAACCATGCTGCGATGGATGCTTTCTTTGCTCGCAAGAGCGCTGATGGTGGGTTGAATCTTTCTCAAAGAATATGGAAGTACACCGGTCGATTCAAAGAAGAACTTGAAGATACTCTTGACCTTGCCATAGGGGAAGGAACACCGGCAATGAAGTTGGCAACCAAAGTCAAGCAGTATCTGAATGATCCAGACAGATACTACAGGCGTTTCCGTTACAAGGTCGGAGTGGATGAGGAAGGCAATCCTAAATATGGACTCAAATGGAAACGCAGGATTTTTGACAAGACTATAGGTCTCTATCAGTGGATAGATGATGATCCGGGCAAATATCATCCTGGGAGAGGCATGTATCGGTCAAGTGCCAGAAATGCTCAGAGGCTTGCCAGAACAGAAATAAATATGGCATACCGCACCGCCGATTATGACCGGTGGCAGAACCTTGATTTTGTAATCGGTGTGGAAATCAAACTGAGCAATAATCATCCAGAACCGGATATATGTGATGATCTGCAAGGTGTCTATCCAAAGGATTTCAAGTGGACGGGATGGCATCCACAATGTCGTTGCTATATGGTCCCAGTTCTTGCCAATCAAGACGAGGTTGATAGAATGACAGAAAATATTCTTGAAGGGAAGAATCCTCGTGATGGCGTTAAATGCTCAGGAGAATTGGAAAAGATGCCCGATGCTTTCGACGAATGGCTGAAACTGAATGAGGATAGAGTTGCAGATGCAAAAGTACGTGGGACTCTGCCGTATTTCATTTCGGATAATTCTAGAATCTTTGGTGTTATTTCATATTATAAAGGGGTAGAAGGAATATATGGAAATACTAAGCTCGGGAGATCTGCGACAAAGAATGCCTTGGCTGATTATGAACAAATGGATGCTATTACATTATCTCAAGATCAAGAACTAAATATAAAAGAAGCGGCCAATAAAATAGGTATTCACATGGGTCATACTATGACATTTATGGAAGCAAACAAAGGACGAGCAAATATTGGCTATGGGGAAAATGGATACTCAGAAAATTGTCAAAGCACTGTTGTCATCCACGAAGCAAGATTGAGAGGTTTAAACATTACTGCACTTCCGTATTTAGACGATAAGAATTCCTTTCAATATTTGTTAGGTGAAGATTTTAGAAAAGCATGGAAAAATAAAGATGGAAAAACACCCCAAATTACAAAAATTAACGGTAGAACAGACGATGAGATAATAGCTAAATTGGATAAACAAACTTTAGTACCTGGGCGCTATCATGTAGGCATTAATCTAATTGATAATACAGGACATATTTTAACGGCTGAAAGATTACCTAATGGTAAATTGTATTATTACGATCCGCAATCTGGCTTCTTTGTTAATATAACAGAATACACAGACATAGACTATATAGAAGTCCTTAAAGTAGATAAACTTCTTTTTGATACAGATATCTTGAAAGGAATATCAAAAATTATTTAAGACAATTTCTTGGTGATGTGCCCAAAATACATCTTCTTGATTGAGAACTTCGAAAGCATGACCTTGTTTATTGATTTTTACATATCTGGGCATACCAAGATAATGACCAATCGTTTTAGAACTTAGAAATCGATAGAATTCATATCCATCTTTTTTGCCAGCAAAACGTATAAGGTCGAATACCATGCTGCCATAACTTTGCTTTAGAGCAAAATCTTGTGCAATTTTATAAAAGGCCTTAGTCATGTTGAAAAGGTATAATGGTGTTTTTTTTGAAAGAGAGACTATGTAGTCTCTCTTTTATTTGTATTTGTAAGATATACCCAACAAAGGTAGTGCTTTTTCAAAGAAAACAAAAAATATAAAAAAGTTTTCATTTTTTATATTTTTTTTGAGACCTTTAAACCAAATTTTATATCTTCTAACGTTGTATCTTCTTTGGATAATAGACAGTAAAAATATTAACTTGATAATGAAAAAACTTGAGTAGTATATGATTAGATATGCATTTGAATCTCTTAGAGAGAGAGATTTTGAAGCTTTAGTGGTGGACATCTGCCAATATTTGTTTGGTATGGGTATCCATTCTTTTGCTGCAGGTCGTGATAGTGGCAGAGATGCATATTTTGAAGGCACTGCAGAGAAGTACCCTTCTGTAGCAACCCCATGGACAGGTCGTATTATTATTCAAGCAAAGCATACGAAGACCAATGGAGCCAGCTGTTCTGATAATGATTTCTCAGAGAATGAATCATCTGTTTTGAAGACAGAGATTCGTCGCATAAAGGAGATAATGAAATCTGAACATATAGACGGATACATAGTCTTCACGAATAGGAAAATGACTGGAGGAGCCCATCCAAAGATGACCAAACTACTTGCTGATCAATTGAAACTTTCGCAAGTTGATGTTAGAGGAAAAGAAGATTTGGATAGGTATATTGATGAGAATCAGCACTGGGTAAAAAAGTATAAGCTCACTAGATTTCAGATGCCAGATGTTTTCTATGAGAAAGATATCAGAGACGTTATTGTGATGTTTAAGAAGAAAACCAATTGGATTTCAACGCCTCCGATACCATCTGATGACAGTTTTGACTACACCGACAAAGAGAAAAAGAATGTCCTGAATAGTGTTGACGAAACATACTTCAGCGAGATTAAGGAACATTCTCTGAAATACTTTGCAGGTATCGAAAAATTCCTGCATGACCCAATTAACTCCGACTGTCTTGCTAATTATCTGAATACAGTAGCTGATTTAAGATCATACGTAGTGGCGCATAGGGGTTCTTATTCGTTTGTGGATATGCTTGAGACAATCATACATAACATTACAGGTGACGAAGGCACAGAAATTTTCAGAGTTAGAGCTCTTGTCAGAGTTTTTGTTCACTATATGTATTGGAATTGCGATTTGGGACGTAAAGAATGAGAAAACAATGATTAAACCTAATAAATATACAAACATCGACCTCTCTGTGGTTAATATCGGAGGAGTCATTCTGAAATCGCTGTCATCCTGTCCTGTTCAGAAGTACACAGAACTGGAAGATGCGGTTGTGAGTGTATATGGCAGCTCAGCCAGAGTCGTGTTTCTTAATTCGTTAAGTTTTTTGTATCTTATAGGAAAAATCAGTTATCAACCATCTGCTGACTGTGTTCAATTGCTGAAGTCATGAAATTAAATAAATTATACTCGAATGACGATAGATTCCATTCTATCGTTTTCAATGATGGATTGAATGTTGTTTTGGGAAAAGTCACACACCGTTATGATATGTTGCGCGATTCTCATAACCTTGGGAAATCGTCTCTTTTGGAGTTGCTCGATTTCATGTTGCTGAAAGAACTTAAACCTGGCTCGTTTTTTAGAAAATACGCAAAGATATTTGCCTCGCACATTTTTTACCTTGAGTTGCTGTTGGATGATGGAACATACGTTACTATTCGCAGAAGTGTGGCAGAATCCACAAAGATAAGTTTTAAGAAAAGTGAGGCTTCTTGTTCCTGTAATGAAAATACCCAATGGGATACAACATTGGCAATATCCAAGTCGAAAGAGTACCTGAACGAATTGTTGAGTTTCAATGTCCTTCCGGGTATCAATTATCGAAGTACATTATCTTTTTTCCTGCGAACACAAAAGGATTACTTTAACGTATTTCAATTGAGTAAAAATCTAAGTGGAAAACAGAAAAACTGGAAACCAATTGTGTTCGAATTGCTGGGCTATAATCCCGATAAATTAAACGAAAAGTATGAAATAGATCAGCAGTTGGATGATTTAGATACGACGGTAAAGAGTATAACGTCCGAGATGTCTATCAATACAGATGATTTCGACCGCATTCAGAGTGCATTGGACCTAAAAAAAACAGAACGTGAAGAAGTGCAGATACAGGTGGATGCATTCAATTTCTATGCCTCGGAACGTTCAATAAACCAACATCTTGTTGAAGATATTGAAACAAAGATTGCTGAATTGAATTCGCGTGAGTATTCATTGTCGTTTGATTATGAGAAGATGAAACAATCTTTGGAGAATGTCCCAATGTTCGATATTGAGCAACTAAAGCAGATTTACGCTGAGGTGGAAGTGTTTTTCCCAGAAAATATTTCCCATAGTTATGAAGACCTTTTACAATTCAATATAAAAGTTACTCAAGAAAGAAACAAGTATCTGCGAGAACAGATAGCATCTATTGAAGAGGAACTCAAAATGGTTCGTGCTCAGTTGATTGAATTGAACGAACAAAGAAACCAAGCACTGGACTCATTGCAGGACAAGGATACTTTTCACAAATTCAAGCAGCATCAGAAACGTTTAGCTCAATTGGAAGGTGAAGTTAGTCGATTGGAGTTGCAACTAAAGAACATTGATATTGTTGCGGGCTTAAGTGAAAAGGGAGATGTTTTGAAGCAGACACTCAATGATGTGTCAAAGGATTTGATAGGACAAGTAAAGAAGCCTGCCAGTTCAATAACTTCTTCCATCAAGAAGAATTTCAATGAAATTTTCAGAACGGTTTTTGGGGTCAGTGCATTGTTGTATGTTAAGACTAACTCAAAAAGCAACGTTGAATTTTGCACAGATGTGGCTCCTAATGAAGATGCGGAAGCAACAGCAGAAGGTGATGGGAACACTTATTATAAAATATTGTGCGCTGCATTTGATTTAGCAATCCTATCAACATATTCTAACCTTTCTTATTTCAAATTCGCTTATCATGATGGCATATTAGAAGGTTTGGATAACAGAAAAAAAGAGTTATATATACAAGTAATCAGGCAATATTGCAATCAATATGGTTTGCAATATATTTTCTCAACAATCGAAGATGATGTTCCAGAATCGGTTTTAAACCAGTTTACTGTTAGTGAAAAATGTCTTGAATTGAATGATTCGGATGACTCTGGGAAATTGTTCGGTTTTAGTTTTTAAAATCTACATAATATTAATTCTTGCTGGTTGATTAATAATAAATGAGATTATGGTGACGGCATTGTGACTGTCATACAAATAAAATTCAGACAGCCTGAATAGACAGGCAAATTCATATTGTTTTTCAATGAAAATCAGAAACATACCATTCAGTCCTCCGGATATGACGGAGGCTGAGGCTGAAGAGGTGAAGGAGGCCATCTTGAGCGGATGGATCACCACTGGACCAAGAACAAAGAAACTGGAAAAACTGTTAGCAGAATACGTTGGGGTTGAGTCGGAAGGGGCGCATCCCGCTTGCGTATGCCTGAACTCGCAGACTGCATGTGCCGAAATGGTGCTCAGGCTGTTGGGCATAGGGGCTGGGGATGAGGTGATTGTGCCTGCATACACTTACACTGCATCGGCTTCGGTTGTTGCTCATAGTGGAGCAAGGGTTGTTCTGGTGGATATGCAACCAATGCCATCGGAGGGACGATACTACGGACTGCAGATGGATTACAACAAGATGGCTGAGGCGATTACAGAAAAGACTAAGGCTATCATTCCTGTTGATCTGTGCGGTATCCCTTGCGATTACTCCAAGATTTTTGAGATTGTGGAGGCTAAACGTGGACTGTTCCGCCCGACGAACGATATTCAGAGTAAGTTGGGCCGTATTGCCGTGTGTTGCGATGCCGCTCATGC